AACCGCTGCCCAAGAGAGAGCGCTTCCGTCAGTCTTCAAAAAATAACCGGAAGTTGCTGTACCTGCGTCCATCTTTGCTAGATTGACAGTACCATCAGCCGGAGTGATCGTTGTGCCAATATCATTGATGCCAATAATTTCCCAAATATCCGAAGCAGCTAATGTAGCTCCACCAGCTAAAGTTAACCTTGTTGGAGTTCCACCTATCGTATAGGAATTTGTTGCCTGTTTAACACCATTGATTGTAAAAATCAATGATTGGATATTAGGCGCATTCCAAGTCGCATCAACATAAGTTTCCCCACCACTAGCCACAGTAGGCCCAGCATTTCTAATATCACTCGATTTGAGTTGTGTTCTTCCTAGATATGACATTATGGTGTAATCTTCAGAACTGATGCAAACACGGTCAATTTACCACTTGCATGTGAAGAGGTTGCGTATAATTTATCATCCGATTCGAGATTAAGTTTAATTCCATCTAAAACTAATACGGAATCAGCAGGAACCGGAACAGTAGAAGAAACAGGAAAATAAGTTGTAGTGCTATTATCATAAACCTCTAAGGTTACATTAATGGAATCTGTCCCATCTGTGTTAGCCACTGTACAAGAATGTATTACAGCGGTTTGCCCAACCGGGGAAGTTGGAACACTGTAAACTAAAGTGCGAACAGTATTCGTTAAATTAACCGCGCCGAATGTAAAATCATTAGCCATATTATTCTCCTAGCCTAAAGCAATCGCCATTGCGACGGCTGTGCCAGCGGGATCACCAGCAACTGGAGTCCCCCATGACGAATCAGTTCCATCGTTTGTTAAAAACTTCCCAGATTGACTAGTCATATTAGGAACAATCGCTGTTAGTGATGTGCTAGGAAATGAATTCTTTAGAACAAGTTTTATCATTTTCAGATGGTCGTCGCCTTGATTTACAAGGTCCGTAACTGTTGGGTTTGTATCAATAAGTTGAGTTACCCAAGCGGCAGATTCTAATGCCATGATTCCTCCTTATGACAATTCAAATATGCCATTAGCGCTTGGCGCAATTGTTATTGTATTATCCTGTGCTAAATTAAATGCCGTCGTAGTTAACTGAGAATAAGCGATAAGTTTTCCACTGTTTTTATATAAAACAGCATACTGTATATTGGAAATAGTACCACCACTTGCAGTCCATATTAAATTAGCAGCACCAAACCGATATTTATCAGTTGCAACTGAAGCCCAAGTCTTACTAGCCATATTTTTCCCGCCAGTAAGATACCCATTACCATTAGCTACTTCACCATTTAATGAAGCATAGGTACTTAAAGTTTTAGTTGTTACGGTTGTAGTTGAATTCGTAAATATAGCCATCTTAAACACATCAGCAACTATATCGTACTCCGCCTTCCCAACATATTCTCTAAAACTGTTATAAAAACTCCATGCACTCGCCGCCATATCACTTTACCTCCCCGTTAAAAATTTCTGGATTTTCTATTAAGTAAGCAATTAATCCGCCACCATGAACAATCATCTCATAATGCGCTCCAGTTACTGAAACCATTTCAACGAACTCCTTTGCTTGATGATATTGGGCTATCGTGCATTGAAAACTCTTGTCTCCAACTACCAAAGTAATAACCTCTTCATCATCATTCTCAGGTTGATCATAAGCATGATGTTCCCCCATAATACAACTGTCAAATCCAAAAATTTCAAACTTTGGAAAACCCAACATTCTTAACAAATGAATTGACCGAAGCATGACCGTAGAACCACCAAGAATAGGAAAATAATCCTTGTGCGCTTCTCCATACTTCTTATTTAAAATTGACACTGTTTCCTCTTCGGAACTATTACAATGCCACATATAAACATTTTTCCCTTTAAGTTTCTCAAACACCGACGGATCACATTGAGAAGCAATAAAATATTTGCAATCATCATGAATTGGATCAACAAACCTATTATTAAATTCTCTAGGATCTAACATCACCATTCCTGCTGGGCGCAACCCTTGATCCATACAATACTTGTAAGAGCCATTAACGGTTATTACAGGCATCCCGCTTTTATACTTCTTCCACAATAACTCAAATTGATCCCCCAAAGAAACACCACCACCAGCAATAGCAACTACCGCATCCCATTGGGTTTCATAAGGAACTATTTGTTCAACACCCAGTTCAATATTATTCCTTATATTGCCTCTCGTAAACTCTGGCTCATGATTGACTCCAGCGATAATCTCAGGAATAGGAACAATTTTAGGTTCAACAACAACAGTGGGTGGATAAGATTCTATTTTACTTTGTATCATCCTTTATAAGTCATCCTAACTTCAAGACCCTTAGCGCCAGTCGATACCGCATCCACATCAATCCTCAAAACATCTCCTTCCGAAACTCTATTAGTTGTTCCAGAAGAATTAATCACAGGTGGTACGGCTGCGGTTATAGAATCTGACTCTCCCACATCAATTGTAACAGGCGTTGACAAAACATCCAAGCCTGAAGTTTCATTATGTAATTGCACGGTAACTTTCGTAACCCCAGAACCCACAGTGAATATATGAGCGTTAATCGCAAATAAGTTTAATAAATTAAGCGCATTAGGAACAACCGTCCTAGTAATTCCATCCCCAGTGTAAGTTGGAATATCATCTGGAATACACTTCATAACAATCGTTCTTTGAAAGAACACACTATCGTTTGGAGATATTTTCTTTGTAGTGCTTGTTCCTGTATCCCAGTAAACAATAAAATCAGTTGTCCTATCCATCGAGGCACCGGTGGCATAGGTATCAATCAACTCCTGTTTAGTATTTAAATTTGTTAGGTTATCATCCATTTCATTAAATGTTAATGGAGAACCTTTTGCGCTCCTGAGAGTTAAAGTAGCCATTGAAAAATATCCCTGTTAATCATTCTCGCAATAACCGACATTCCAATAAAAATTCTGGACATAAGGTAAAATCCCATAAGGAAATTTACGAGGTTGTTTTTCATAAAACTTTCTTCCATCAGTCATTATGTACGCGACACGACGAGGAGGATATGTTCTACGCCCACCTATTCTAAATTTTCTTGCCATCAGTAAGTTGCCTCAGCCGCTGGCTCTAAAGAACCACGTTGTCTGAACCTTGGTGGAATAGGGTCCATATCATAAATTCTAGAAAGTGCATCTAGGAAATCAGGATGTATAGTAGGAAACAAATCATATTCATTCCTCTTCACCCAATCCACCAAATCATACATATGACCCTCTTCATCTTTTCTCATTATCTTTTTTGAAATAAGAAAAGACTGTTTTCTTTCTTTTATATCTTTTTGATGGGAAGTTAATTTTTTCTCATCAGTTCTATAAGGAAAGAAAAAAGAACCATCTTTTAAGTCCGGCTCAAGTCTTTGTATACGATCTACCTTAGACTGAGAACTTCCTCCGCCAGTCCAATTCAACTCATAGACCGGAAATGAACTTCCATCAATTCTCATCATTTCCTTAAAGTGTTCAATATCTGATTGCGCCCCGTATCGTTCATACCCGATCTTTACTTCTCTGATGCCGGGAGCTGATTTCCATTTTTTCCTTATTTGTTTTATAAAGTTCCATCGCTCAGATAAACTTAAACGATGACAAACCCCATCAAGCAAATACTTATTATAATTAGCATCAACCCCAACTACTGCAACAGCCGTCCGATTAGAAGCCTTCTTGCGCGAGTGAGCTGGATCACACATAATATAAACATTCATGGTGTAAGGACGAATCTCCCACTCCCTCCACCACTCGTCCTTGAACGAAACATCAGAACCTATAATCGGATTCAATAATTGCTGACAAGCAACAATATAAGTAGACGTTGTTTTCTTTATCTCTTCCCATCTCTTCTTCTCAAGAAAAATAGGATTACCATCCATCTGACCATTGTCTGTGGCAGGATGTATTCTTGGCTTTACAGCCGCCCTCTGGAGTATTGTTGCATATGTATCACCATATGAATATCTCGTTCCAGCATACTGATATCTTGGAGAATGCGTTGAACCCAGATTAAGAGAAAGCTCCCACGATGTTGTTGTCTTTTTTATCTGTTCTGGGGTTGTAACCGCATCCTGAACTACCACATCATCATAAATAATAAGATCAAAATGTCGTCCAGTAGGCTGACCATCAACAAGACCATGAGCCTCAATGGTTTGCTCTTTAGGGTTAGCCATGCGTTTAACGCAAATTCCTTCATTCTC